GGATCTTGAGTCGCACCTAAATTGAAGTAATACTCTGGTCTATCCAATGCCTTAACTAGCGCTTTGGCAGCCATTGTTTTACCACAACCGGCTTGACCAGTCATCATTATGTTCTTACCCCGTACAGCAGATCGAATCAGATACTTCCACTTCAGTTCCTTTATAATCAATCCCTTGGGCTTGAGTTTATAAGAATCCTTGATGAATTCCAATATCTCAGCATGTCCTTCGGGAACCTCTACGTCTGATGGTTTATCAGGTATTAGAGATGTATTAATACTACCGAAGTTCTCCATTGGTACTTTCCACCAATACGTTCTACCGTTCTTCTCACGACATTCCAAAGCCATATTGGCTTTATATGTTGACTTCCGAGTGCTGGTTATAATGGCGTGAGTCCATTTATTACCATCCTTGTCGAAAGCGTTAAAACGATTACCAGACATCTCTATCTTGACAATCGTTCCTACTGGGGGTTTTTTTGACTTCATTGTTTTTTTCCTTTTATCGTTACTTGAATATACTACATATACCTGAACAAGTCAAGCATTATTTTAATTATTATGAGTAAAAGTCTATTCCGAAATCATCCCATTCAGCTACATCCACCAAAGGGTCGGAATTAGTATGTTCTCCTTGATCACTAAAGAATTGTGCCACATAGGCATCTTCTATATCATCTTGTAATATCATGGCTGTCCGTCCAATGTCTTTATTGGCAGCGGCTCTGGAGCCATCTTTGTTTCCTCTTACATCGTATTCCTTTACTTCGAAATCAAATGGTAAGTTTTTTAAATCAATCATTCGTTTTTTCCTTTTTTGTCATAGTTGAATATACACATAATAATCGTTAAAGTCAAGCATTTAATTCATTTAATTTAAAGGAGTCAAGGTGGTGGTACAATAATGGGAAACAACGCCCTTTCCAATAGTGGAATACCACCACCTTTTTAATTCTTTCCCCATCCAAACGCTTCAAAGCTTCCACTTGTAATGGGGACATTAATGGAAGAGAACTCAATCTACAAGGCCGAAGGGGGCTTTCTCTTCAATCCATTAATGGATTTAACTAGCTTCGTAGTGGGGACTCGAACCCCACAGCCACTCAAACAAGACTCAAGTTATCAGCTCTTTATCTCTCATGACACCACTAGACTCAGAAGATGATTAGTCTTCTTCAACGCCCTTCACGAACCCCTCTTTGAGCAGTGGGGAATCGAACCCCATTCAAAACCATCATTTTCTCACTCTCAAGGACTACTAAATATACACATAATAATTGATAAAGTCAAGCATTTAATTGAATTAAATTGATTTAAATGGGTAGTAGGGCTAACCAATTGAGTAATGAATCCAAGAATTCCTAAAAAGAATTGAAATACCTAGCTTGTGGTTGAATGCCCGAATATACGTCAAAATAACCATAAAGTCAAGCAAAAAAGACGAAATACCCCATAAAAAAAATATAATCGGAGTGCGTGTGTGTAGTACATTTTTGCTATCTTTGTATATTACAAATATATGTATTTTGATTTCATCATTATATTAAAAAAGGAATAATTACCCATTATTCCCCACTATTCACCATTTAAGGTGTTTTATAAATTATATAAGATGTATACTATAGATATGCTTGAATTATTGAATCTAATATTAACATTATTGCTAATATTATCAGTATATCTGACCATATGGATCCAGTAGTTATCATTTCAATGCTCTTTAATCTTCCATTGACTAATCAATTCTAAGAATTCAATCACCGAGTATGAGTGATTCTTCTCGTCTATAATTGCTATACTTTCCAGCGCACTTGGAAATTTTTCAATCATATGTTTTAATCTATCCATTCCCTTACCCGTGTAAAAGATTCCAAACGAACTCTCTCCTAATTGGTTTTCATCCCATATATCCTCAATAGTATCTTGATCGAATAATATATAGTATGTCATTTACCTATAACTCTATAAGACCAGCCAAATTCATCATCATGCATGCCCCACTTAACATGAATTACTTCCCATTCATAATGAATACCACAATATTGAATTAACTTATTATTGCCAACTGGGTAGTTAAATTCTTTTAAATTCTCTTTATATAAATGTTCAATTTTATTCCAATCAATAATCCTATACTTATCAATAGAATCATCAATACCAGTACCTACACTACTACACCCTATCATACTTACTATTATACATATTATTAATAATTTACTCATCAATCATCACTTCTTTATCTATAGATTTAGGTTTATGAGTACCTAAATCCAAAAACCATCCACCCTTTGTTTTAATATTCGCCATGATTAAATTTACTATCATGTCTCGGGCTGCTTCACTTGCTAGATTAACTTGACTTTTAGCCATTTCATCCAATACATCTTTTATTAATTTCTTCATCTTAATTTACTTCGCTCTCGTCCAAAACGACTTCTTTGATACGGGTGGTCGTTTATTACTCCAATGACCTTTCGTTAACTTAACGTCTTGATAATCTATCCACCTTTCATCTAATTCACCACCCACGCCAGGACTAACTAAATAAACTTGTTGTTTCGGTATTCTTTCCTGTATATAACCTCGTTGCCACTCTTTTATAATCATTCCTTGTTGATTCATATACTCTTTTAAAAAACTACATGGATTTCTCTTTGTCATTGTAATCACTCCCATTTAATAACCTCTTTGATTTGTTTTATTTTGTTTGATTTTATTTTGTTTCCAAAATGATTAATTTAAATCGTAGTAAATCGTTGAACCTAATTTGAGTTCTTGAATATTTTCGTTTAATTCACTTAATGTACGAATTATCTCTACTTCACTCTTCTCGGGTTTAATCGATTCTATGGATTGACTTATATCAATACATTTGATTAAAAACTCTATTTGCTTATCACTTATGGATATTTTGTGATTTGATTTCATTTAATTGGTTTATCCCATGATGGCAGATTCATACCTAAATCCCATATCATTTCATCTAAATTCATATTAATTGATTCGCTTTTATCTATTGTGATTCTTTTCAAATTATTCCTATCATTCCTATCATTCCTATCATTCTTCATCTCTCTTAAATAACAATAAAAATCCATTAATTTTTCATTCAAGTCCGGCCTCTCGTCCATCATGTATTTCAACACAAGTAGGATTTTATCCAAGTCTTTATTTTTAATTTCAATCATTTCAATTACCTTGTAATTCAATTACCTTGCGTAATTCAATCACGCCATTGCTAGAGTATTATTCATAACGTCACGAACAAATAATTCAAATTGCTTAATCTCTTCCAATTCCTCGGGACTTAAATCATTTAAATTAGGTACAATTTGATCCATTCCATGACTATCAAGTTCTAAATTCACTAATCCATCAATCACGTCATCTAATTTAATCCTAGACTCGGGTGTGATTGACTCTTCACAACTGATTTCTATTAATGTATCTATGAGTTCGGCTATCTTATTCATGATAATTCCTTATTAATAAATAGATGTATATATATTATAACCCAAAAAAAATTCCCTACACACTCATTAATCATCACACGTTCCTCATTATACCCTTCGGGTCTCCATAGTGTTCATGATATTCATTACAACATTTCATATCATGTTTAGTTATTGAATCGGCATTTTCCAATTTCAGTAACCACTTGAAGTTAGGTTCCCAATCATCAGGTAAATCTCTCTTCTTACCATCTACCTGATGTTCAGCCCAAGCAATCATCATTCGCTGTATGTTCTTTATTTTCTTCTGGTATTTTGTATTATTAGTCATTCCAACTTTTAATAGTAAATTCAGCTTCTTCATTATCTAAAAATACTACATCTGTAGCAAACAAATCACCACCATTCATATGACCATCATCACCCAGTAAATCATCTGCTTTAGAGTGGGATAACTCCATATCAAGTATAGCATCAAGTGCTCCTTCTATAGCATCATCATTGGCTTCTTCAGCATTCATTCCACCGCTGATATTGTCCTCAAGTATATCTTGATACATTTCCTTGAAAAAATCAATACCTGTACCTGCTCTACGTTTGACGTTTACTTTTATTTTCATTCCACTTTTGTAAGTCATTTTTGACTCCTTTTTTATTTCTCCAAAAACTTTGAATTCATTGACTTTGCCACTTCCATCATGTTTGTCGGGTTGATAAAACTGGCATCTTGACCATACATACGGGTGAAAACATTTTTAGTTTCTTGACTACCGTAGTCACCTTCACTAATGAAGTAACTCGAAATCTTAATTCCATTGTTCTTCATCATCTTGACCATCTTTTTAGTATGTTTTTCAGCACAAGTACCACTATAATAAATCTCATTATTACTAAACCACGGAGCACCATCGGAGTAATTGATGAAGTAATTATCATCACCATTTACACCACCTAACCATTTTTTCATCAAAGCCTCGTAACATAGTGACTCTGGTGTCGTACCACCGGCATTAATGTATTTCCATAATTTCTTTATCTTACTTATCTTATCTTTCCGAGAATCATAACAAATGATAACTATTGGTTTGTCATCTTGAGTCCAACGGAAACTAACCACCACGTGAATGTTTCCAGCCATCTCAGCAGCCTTGACCATCGCAACAGCCGAAGTGATTGATTTCTGTAATTTATCACCATGCATACTTCCACTAGCATCAATGGAAATATGTAGGTTAGCTTTGTTATATCTTTCAGTAAAGACTTGACTAAAGACATTACCATTATCAAACCCAAGTTCAGCAATTAATCTCTTATTGATTTTACCACTTGTTTGACGAGTGTAAATCAAATCTTTCTCTTCACCACGAATCTTGAGTTTCTTACCCAAGATGGCACCTAAACGAAGTCCATCATTAATGGCATCTTCTTTATTTGTACCATAACGATAACGAGATGAGTTATAAAGAAAGTGGAAAGCACTTGAATCAATCAAAGCCTGAGTTAAGTCAGGAACAACCACTACTTTAGTTTTATTAAGACCTTCAGTACCACCAACTTCAACTAACTCTGAATTACTATTACCAAGAGCATCAACAATCTTCTTGTCATTTTTTGTCATCTTAGTTTTTGGTGTCTTACCTTCAAGTAACTCTTTAGTTTTTTTGTAAATACTTTCAATGGATTTCTTCATCGATTCTGATATTTCTTCACCTTCAGTAGATTCCCCATCAGTAGATTCTCCATCTTCTGGAGTCATTTCTTTATCATCAGTATCTACTTGACTACCACCACTTGAACTTGGTGACTCGCCTTCTTTTTTTTCTTTCCCCTCATCTGATTCTTCTGGAGTACCATTTCCCTCGCCTTTACCTTTGAAATCTTCAACTAACTTGAAAACAACATCACAAACAGACTTTGCTACTTCAATGGTATCATCAGTAGATTTAAGTCTTGAAATGTTTTTCATATCAATTAAACGATAGATGTCCAATAGTCTTGGCAGAGCATTTAAATCAGTATCAGGATTAGTGAAATTAACAATTCTGAACATATAAGATTCAAAATCAAGTTCACGATACATAGTTGATTGTAATCCCTTACCCATTTTCTTACTATTGAAATACTTGGAGTACAAAGTGTGATAATAACCTTTATATCCAGGTGAAGATTTGAACACGATTGTATCAACTCGTCTATCTTCAATGTAATTTATCATCCCGCGAAGAAATTCCATTCTTTTAGGATGGGAAGTTAAATCCCAATTACGTATCTTGGTTAGATTTCTCACTTCTTTGAATACTTCAAAATCACTATAAGCAATATGAGAACCTTCATGAAGAGCCAGACCGACAACATTATCAAAGTTTTTCTCATTAATGTTAGAACTAATGGTAACAGTTTTACCATCAGTATAGGAATCTCCACGGCTCACAAATTTAACAGGGATATTTTCCCCACTTACAATACGGACAAAATTACCGATTGCTCTTTTATGACCAGCCAAACCCATATGGTCTTTTTTAGGTTTTGGTTTTTCAATGACTTCATCATCCATACCAATGGTGGCAAGAAAGTCATTTACTTCGGTTTGTCTATCAAACCAGAAATCTGAATATTTACTCATTTGTTTGTTTTTTCCCTTTTTGTCATATATGAATATAACACTAAAACCCTATACAAGTCAAGCATTATTTTAACTTTTTAAGCACTTTTTGGTAAATAAATAATTCCATCTTGGTCATGCCCACACCAACAACGAGTGGTATAATGTGTACGTCCATCAACATCGATAAAATTGGTTTTGACTTTTGGTTTTCTTTTTTTATTGTAATTTAAAGTAGTTTTACCGTTTGTTAAATTAGAGAAAAGTTCATCAAGTAAATGATCTTTTTTCCAAACGGTTTTGCTATTGTTAAACCAAGTATTTGTTGTTAATTCAAAAAGTTCAATATCATCTAAATTCATTGTATTTCCTTTGTTTCTCATATATGAATATACAACAAAAAACAATACAAGTCAAGCGTTTTCTTTAATTAAATACTGACCAGAATTTGTCTACGATTAGACCTATGAAACCAACACCAATGACACCACGCCATTTAGTTGTATTTTGTCTGAATTGACTATTGAGTTTTGTTTCTGCCCAAAGTCCTTCATGTGGATTGAATAGATTTTCCTTAATAAATTTGATATCTATGTGCATTTGTTCTCTATCTTTGTCAGATTGTACCATCCTCTCTAAAATGACATTCAAATCTTTTTTATCTTGTCCATTCATGTCTATAAATATAAATTCATATATTTAACATTATATTTTCCTACGTGGGAAATACAAATTATTTATTTCTTTTCCCATATCCAAATAGGTTCTCCAAAAGCTACATCTTTTGTATCTTTGGTATTTTCTTTTAAATGCTCTTCAAAATATTCACTCTTGGCATTACCAGCTCCACCTGAATTAAATCGTTTAGTCATCTCCATCCCTATACAACCACGATATAACATTCCCTGTGATTTGATAAAGTCATTCATTGGATTACATATATCAAAATAATCCTTAGTCTTTGGATTATATACATCAGCTATATTGACAGCAAGTATTCCACCCGATTTAATAGTTGGTATTATCTTCTCCAATGTTTTATGTAGGAAGTTCTTATTCCAACTATCAATATTCTTATACCTTACCCAACTCTGTGTATCATCGTGACTATATCTTTCAACATCAAAATATGGCGGTGATGTAAAGACGGTATCAAAGTGGTTATGATATTTAGTAAAATCAACATCCTCTGCTGGAGATGGTATTAAATCAACCTCTCTGTCATGTTCAAAGAATGATTGGTGTTTCTTGTAGAACTCAACTTGTTTTCTATATCCATCGTGGTTATTTAGATTCGGGTCAATACCAACATAATGTTTACCTTTCTCACTCGCGTAGAATCCAGCTAACCTATCACCCCAACCGGCACTAAAGTCCAATACATTCTCACTACCATAATAGTCATAGAAAGCCTTAGCAATACTTGGTTTGAATTGTGATGCCACATACTTTCTCAATGTAGTAGCCATTCTAATACTCTGTAAATCTACCTTAGTTAATACTTGTTCTAAACTCCAAAAGGCTCTAACGATAGTCTTGATACCCTTTACGGTCTGCCATGTTCTCCATCCACTCGGTGTTCTTGTCCAATCAACTTTCCATCTATTATGGATATGAAATCCATTGGAAGCATTATTGCCAGAGTTGTCTCGTTTGAAATAGTCATCACTCAATGACCATTTAGACTTACGTTCATTTCTTGGAAACCAACTATCGTTAATCAGTAAGTCATTCCATTGAACACCTTTTAGTTTTTTCAAACTCTTCAATGTCTCTTGTTCCGTAATCTCTGGTATCGGACATGGATAGGTATGTAAGCACTTAGCTAACTCTTCTACTACATCGTCTTTCTCATAGGTTGTGATGATATGTTGCCATTCCTTTTCGTCAATGAAAAGATACGGCTCCATACCATAAAACTTTTTAAATAGTTCTTCTACTTCTTTTCCCATATCCAAATAGGTTCACAGAATTTACCATCGAATTTCTTTATCATCTCTGGCTTTCTATTACTTTCACCAGATTCTACGGCATTTCCAACACCAATACAATTTGGTCTAGTTGCCATCTCCATACCGATACAACCCAAGTAATTCGAATCTCTGTATTCTTCAATAAAATCATTCATGGGATCACATATTTGTTGCCACTTTTTACCACCTTTGGAACTGGCATTTACATCAGATATATTAATACATAGTTTACCACCACTTTTTAATGTCGGCCACATATTGTCTATTGCCTTGTGTAAGAATTGAGTATTCCAACTATCTATGTCTTTATACCTTACCCAACTTTGTGTATCGTCATAACTATAACGTTCTACATTAAAATAAGGTGGTGACGTAAAGATAATATCAAAAGTATCGTAGTATTGGTCAAAATCAAAGTCCTCGGCGGCATCACAATGAAATGCAGTTTTCTTTGGAGTTTCGAAGAATGTCAAATGATTATCATAGTATTTGGCTTGTTCTTCATAGATGGGATGATTCTCCGTGCGTGGATCAATACCAACATATTGTTCCGTATTCATACTGGCATAAAATCCAGCCAATCTATCACCCCAACCTGCAGAGAAATCCAATATATTCTTTACGTTGAAATAATCATACAGAGCCTTGGCCGCGTTGGGTTTGAATTGACTACAAATGTATTTTCTCAACCCTAACATAGTTCTCAATGTAGATTTGTCAATCTTCTCCATTTTCAAAGTATAGGCCGCACCCATTAATGAAGTCATAAATTTCTCTTCACCCCAAGTCCGTAAAGGACCTGGTGAAATCGTTCCATCTACTGACCATCTGTTTTCTTGTTGAAAGAAATTACTTGATTTGTTTCCGTTATTGTTTCTCTTGATATACCATTGTGAACCTTTGTAAGTTAAAGGCCAATCATAAGATGTTTCAGTACGAGCAAACCACTCACCTTCTTTTAGTAAATCATGAACCCAAGTCTTTTTCAGATTATTGAAATCCTTCCTACAATCATTTTGACTTATCTCTTGATATGGCGGTGGATAAGTCATGGCGACTTTTGCCAGACTTTCCTTTACATCATCTTTCTCGAATGTATCTTTGATGTATGACCATTCTTTCTCGTCAATGTAAAGATATGGAACTTGATAAAGAAACTTATTAAAGTAAGGTAGGTACATTATTCTCCGAATAACTCCTTGAATGCCTGATTAGCAGCAGTTGATTGTTTAGTCTTGACTTTGACTTCTTCTTTCTTTACTTCTTTGATAGCATAATCACCACGTTTCCAAAAGTCATACTCAATATGTGTTGCCATCATATCAGCCTGATGAAGTATGTAGGCAATATTACTCCTTAATGCTCTATCAGGACTATAACCTATATAATAACTCTTGTTTGCTTCTTCATACAATCCGTCTGTCAATCTTAACCCAATGTACTCATTGTCTGTCAACACGATACCAAAGTGCTGAAGTAAAAACAAAGCCCTATCAGTTACGGTCATGAACTGTAAGTTAGGATTATGTTTATAAATTAATCCTTGATTCTTCCGATGCCAGTCGGAATCGTTTGGTGTATAGTAATCATCAGCCAAATCACCAACCTTACCTAAGTCATGATGTAGAGCAGCAAATACCAATTCTTCATCAGTAAAGTTAATTGTAGCTCCACTCTGTTCCCATACATCTTTTATCTTCAATGCTGATGTAGTTACGTGTATAACGTGCTCTACGTACCCACCAGCGTGAGCATTATGAAAGTGTTCTTTACCACTAGCTGGTGCCATACACATTCGTTCTTCAAAGTAATCATACATCTTTAATAACTTTTCTAGCCTTTCGCCAGTAAAGTTATCTTCGACTAATTGGATTAGTTGTTTCCAATTCTCTTGTATTTGTTCGGGTGTTAATTCTTTCATTTTTTTACTCTCTTATCTATTTCGGGTTGAAATTGTTTCTTTGGTTGTGTTACGTTTGGATCGTTTTCAGCTCCATTTTTTTGTAAAAATAATCTACGTGCTCTTTTTGGTTTATAGCTAAATTCTTTTATTACCCCTATCTTATGACCATGTGATCCTTGTGCTTGTATTTCTTTTCTAAGACTTACATATTCTGGCCATTTCGACATTAATTTTTCATGTTCCTTATTGTGAAACTCAGCATCTCTGAATACAGAACAACCACCTTCTTGAAATGATTTTGCTGAAAAAGTAAATTCATCTGATCTTCTGTTGTTATATCCTCGAATCAAATACTCTAACATAAAATGTGCATCCTCACCCACTTTACAATATGTCCAATCAATCTCTTCAATTATATCCGATAACATCTCTCCATTTATGAAATGAGCTCCTTGAATAAAAACTATGTCTGAATGTGGTGTTTTGACCGGCGGTAAATCACTTCTCCTACAGCCGACATGAAGCATACCATCATCCATCCACTCGTTAAATAAAGTAAACATATCATCTAAATCACTATTGGTTGCAATTCTTTTTGACTTATCCATATTAGATACTTTGTCAAAAGCCGAATAATACTTTTGGTTTCTTCTATGAAAAACTATATCATCATCCACCATTAAAAATCTTGTTTTTTTGGCATCTCTACAAATCAGTTCTCTTGTTTTGGCAATTCCAATATCATTACCAACAGGCAAATATTTTACATCGTAATTATAATCTTTTCTCTCTTGTTCTTGCACCACCATAATCACTTTTTCTTTATACTCATCTGGCAAATTATCATAAGTAATT